CAAAACCATGAGTTTCCATGGCTATGTCTCAACCTTTGCTGCAATCGGTGGAATGATCCGCAAGATCACACAGGCCTAGTCGAGAGCGGAGCATCCGCTCATGGCTGTTTACAGCGTTACGCAAAAGTATCTAATTGACAACTACGCCGTACTGCAACTTCTGACCCCCTCGGAAATTGCAGTCGGTCAGTCAATCACAGTCGCATCAGTTGATGCAACATTTAACGGCACTTACACTGTTCGCGCATTGCCTCAGTATCTGTACATCGGTATAGACACTGAAGGCGATCTGCTTTATGACTATGAGCTGCCTGTTGCCAATCAGGTGCTGTACGCAAAGACCGCCAGCGATGTCACTCGAGTAGCAGCCAGTGGCACAGTCACTTACACGCAGACCTGCACATGGGTGACCGCCGCGCAGCTGGTCACCTACCTTGGTGTGCAGATCACGAACCCATCGGACGATTACACGCTCATTACACAGGCCGTATCTGCTGGCTGTGACTTCGCATATCGTCGCCGACAAGAAGCGGGCTACATCGACAGTCTCACAACTAGTCCGGGTGGAGATGCCACTCTCGGCACGCTTATGTATTGTGCAGCTCTATGGCGCAGCCGTGGCTCGCTCGAAAACACTTTTGCATCCTTTGACGGAATGGGCGCAGCGCCTCAGCAGAGCCTCACACCGATCGTTAAACAGTTGCTTGGCATCGACAGGCCTGCCTGCGCCTAATGGCTTACACAGACGCTCTCAACGGGGCTATTGACAGCCTGACGACCACACTCACAGCGGTCACTGGCCTGCGAGTAGTAAACGACCCCACAAAACTCGTCCCGAACTGCGTCTACATCGACGCGCCATCCTTTACGACTGTGGCTGGCAACGGCAACATCATCCGCATGGACTTCCCTATCAAGGTCATCGGCTCAGGCCCAGCAGGCCTACCAGTCCTACGCAGCATCCTCGACATCGTTAGCAAAGTCCTACTCAGTCCGATTATCGTCATGGCAGGCCGCCCCAGCAACCTAGAAATTGGTGGGCAGCTCTTCCCGTGTTACGACTTGGACTGTGGCATACAAGCCGAAAGCGCATAAGGAGAAAACATGTACACCATCATTAGCCCTCGCCTTGGAACCCCGGGCGAACAGTTCATTCCCACCGAAGGCACAAACATCGCTGCATTGCTTGAGGGCGGTCTAATATCCACCGACACCCCAAAGAAATCATCTAAAGTCAAATCAGAACCCAAGGAGCAATAACATGGCCGTCAGCGCAACATATCTCTCAAACCCAGCAATTAAAATCAACGGAATCGACCTCACCAATCAGGCGACAAATGCCGTTGTGAATTATGTTGCGGAACAACTTGAAAACACGACTTTTTCAAATACTTCCAGAACTTTCACGTCGGGCCTCTTTTCAAACACCATCACCGTAACCCTCTATCAGAGCTATGCAGTCGGTGAGACCGAGGCCAGCATTTACAATTTGGTTGGCAGCACCTGCGATGTAATCGTTGCAACCACCACAGCAGCATTGACAACACCTACTGCCACCGCGCCAAAATATGAACTAGTTGGGGCCTATCTTTCAAGCCACACACCAATCAATTCGTCTTTGGGAGAGCTTTCGACAATCGATCTGACCTTTTCTGGCGGAGTCCTGACAAAGTCAGTCGCATGATCTGGCGGCTTCAGCCGCTGAGAAACAAAAACCGCAAGACTGCAATGGCAGAGCCTTGCCCGACAAAGGAGAAAAAATGAAAGTCAAACTATCCATTGACCTTGGCGACGGTAAGCCAGCACGCGAAATGGTAACCAACATGCTTGCCATTGTTGACTGGGAAAAAACAGAGAACCGCCGGTCAGCTGACGGAAAAGGCATCGGCTTCAGCGACATGTGCTGCTGGGCTTACACCCTTTGCAAACTTGCTGGAGACAAAGTGCCAGCCAACTGGCGCGAATGGGTAAACGAAAACCCTGACATGACCATCACACCTATCAACGAGGTAGCAGACGAGACCCCTTTCATCGAGGGACTTGGCGGCGAAGCCTCTGCGAAGTCCTAGCGTTAACAGGCTTCTGGCCAAAGGAGATCGAGTTCACTATGCGAGACCTGAACACTGTCACCTATGTGCTTGAGCAGATGCACCGAAAGAAATAACCATGCCTGTGTCAGCCTCGGTCGAAGTAGTTGGTCTTAAGGAAACAATTAACGCGCTGCGCAAAATTGACCCACAACTACAGAAAGACTTTAAGGCTGACGCGACCGCTATTGCACAGCCAGCAATACAAGCTGCAAAACTTGCGTACAGTCAATTTCCACTCTCGGGCATGGCATATCGTTGGGCTGATCGAGGCCGCAAGATATTCCCGTTCACGATCTCGGGCGCACAGGCTGGTGTAAAAATGCGCTTCGACACTCGACGCAACGCTGTCGGCGTAATCCTGATCGAGCAAAAAAACGCGGCTACAGCAGTATTTGAGGGCGCAGGACGCAAGACAACCAACCGTTTAGGACAGTCTCTTGACTATGTGAGCAGTGAGCGCGGCTTTGCGATGGCTATGCCGGGTAGGACTCGACTAATCGGCCCAGCGGTCTATAAAGCACGACGCGGCATTGAGGGCGAAATGGAAAAGATGGTGCTTAAAACCATTAACGAAATACAGAAAGACCTCAACTAATGGCACTGTCAATCCCCATCATCAGCGAGTTCCAAGGCGGTGGCGTAGATAAAGCCATCAAACAATTCCAGCAACTAGACGGCGTAGGAGCAAAGACAGGCTTTGCACTGAAAAAAGCGTTCCTGCCTGCTACTGCTGCGCTCGGTGCATTAACCGCTGGCATCGGTCTTGCCACTAAGGCGGCAATGGAAGATGAAGCCGCACAGCTTGAGTTGGCTCGCCAGTTACGCACCACGACACAGGCCACCGATGCCCAGATTAAAGCGGTAGAGCAGTCAATCAGCGCGTTCAGTAAACAAACCGCGATGGCTGACGATCAGCTGCGCCCAGCCTTGGCGAACCTTGTGCGCGCTACAGGCTCGCTCGAGTTGTCTCAGAAAGCAATGTCGGTCACCGCTGACCTTGCTACAGCTAAGAACATTGACATGGAGTCCGCCAGCGTCGCGGTGTCTAAAGCCCTCAACGGTCAAGTCAGCGCGCTTATTAAGTTAGACCCATCGCTTAAGGGTGTTATTACATCAACATCAACTGCTGATGAGGTTATGGCTGCGCTTAATGCCACAGTTGGCGGAGCAGCTGAGACCTTTGCCAACAGTGCTGAGGGCGGTCTCAAGAACTTTGGCATCCAAATGGACGAACTTAAAGAGAGCATCGGTGCGGCGTTTATTCCCGTCATGGAAAAACTGCTGCCGTATGTGCTTGACTTTACGACCTTTCTGCAAGACAACACCAAAGCCCTGCTCATTGTTGTCGGCGCTATTGCGGCGATGACCACAGCCATCGTGGCAGCCAATGTCGCCATGAAGGCATACAACGCATTCCAGTTAGTTGTCACTGCTGGCAACGCGGTGCTTGCAGGATCGTTTACAACGGTCTCACTATCGGCTGGCGTATTAACCAAGGGCTTAGGCATTGTGATGATTACGCTTGCCGCGCTTTATGAGCTGTACCGCGAAGGCCCTCGAGCAGTAGCCGAGTTTATGCTGCCGTTTAAGCAGTTCGCTGTTGGCGTGTACAACTCGGTCAAGGTAGTTGCCAACGGCGTGAACCAGATTATCAACGCTGCCATTATCGGACTCAATCAACTAATCAACGCGCTCAATGTCATACCGGGTGTCAGTATTGACTTGATCCCACTTGTGCCAATGCTTGAGTACACAGCTTTGCCAACACTGGATGCAATTACTAGCGGCGCTACAGGCTCAGGCTTTGCCCGTGAAGGCGGCACAGGGTCAATCGGCAGCAGCCCTATGGCAATGATCGAGTCAGCGTTAGTCGCACCAGCCCCAGCAGCTGGCGGCGGTGGCGGTAAGTCCTCAAGCGTCCTAGACCTATCCAAGAACTATGCAGGCAACATGGGCGGCAACTACGGCATCACAGGCAACGCAGCAGACTTCTCCAGCCTGTTTGACCAGTTCATGGTCGAGCGCGGCACACCTATCACAGTCAATGTGAACGGCGGTCTAGCAACTTCAGCAGATATTGGGCGCGCTGTAGTTAACAGCATTAAAGCTATGAACCGAGTGGACGGCCCAGCACAAATACAGGTCGCCTGATGGCTGCCACGATCGTCCAGTCAGGGTCTTACGATCTCACGATCGCTACAGGCTTCCTCATTGACGCGTTTACGCTAGACGACACAATTAAGGGCGTTCTGGACTCGCCTGACTATGTGCTTGATGGATCTACAGAGTTTGCATCCGTGATCGACGGCGCTACAGGCATCAGCGTGTTTCGTGGCCGCAGAGACATCGGTGATCAGTTCACTGCTGGCACAATGAGCTTCGATCTGAACGACACATTTACTGGCGGCATCTTTAACCCGTTCGATACGCAGTCACCGTATTACGACACTGCTCAGGCTGTGCCGGGTCTAGCCCCTATGCGCAAAGTCGTGCTCAGCCGTGAAGGTGAGGAATTGTTTAACGGCTACATCGTTGACTACTCGTACAATTTTAATTTGGGCGGCCTTGACACAGTTTCTGTCTCTTGCGCCGATGACTTTTATCTGCTCAGCCAGACCTACATGGACGAGTTTAATGTCAGCGAGCAACTAGCTAATGTGCGAATAGAAGCTGTTTTAGCCCTGCCTGAAGTAAACG